CTTGCCACCAAACCAACCACCACTGGATCCAGCCGGAGCAGCCAATAATCTTGTACCAAATGCTCCCGCCAATGTAGTCGCACCCGCACCCCCGCAGCAGAACCTGCCGGCCCCCCCTCAACAGGTACCAATACAACAGGGAGCAGCCATTCCTCAACTCCCAGCGCCGCAATTATTACCGCCACCGCAGCCACCGGCACCACCACAGCCGCAACCCGCCGTAATCGGCCCCCAAGCACCAGCGCTACCCCCCCCCGTAAACCAGCCACCAAACCTCCAGCCACCTCAACCACCCGCCGGCCCTCAACCACCTCAGGTGCCACCACCACCACAGCGACAGGCCCCACCAGCAAATCGCTACCTCGGCGACGATCGTCGTCCAGGAGCTTTTCGTCGCAGAGCAGGCCCACAAGGAGACATTACGATAAATGTCGCTACAGGACGCGTGGAAGTACGTTACGGCATGTATGTCGGTCCAGGGGACTTTCGATCGAAGGTTCTCGCCCGCATCGATCCAAACATTGATGCCGCAATGGAGGCTATAAGACTCACCGCCGGCCCAAGCTACGCTCATCCAGCCATGCGTTTCCTAGTCAACTACGTCACAGCAAAGCTAGTCAGCACCATGCAGCTTTCAACTCGCACCAGAGGCTGCTTATCCATAGCCCCGAAGACGAAGTTCGAACGCGGGTTGTCCCAGTACATGCAGGGTGGTTATCAGCCAATGCTAGCCGCGTCAGACCTAGTCAGGCCAGACAAGGACTCCCGCGGGACATACCTCAAACCAGGAGTGATACCATTCTTCGAGGCGGACCCTCTACTAACAGACGTCGATGATTACGAGGTCAGGGAACTTACGTTGGATAAATACGTGGTAATACCGAACAAGGACTTGTTAGCAGGCGACGTGATCTACTACAAGGGAGTGTTGGACTTCATCGAAGCTCACCTGATCCGTCATCCGCGTGCCCAGGTCGCAGTCATCTTTAACGCCTATACCGATAAACCAAGCAAGGAGCCATATCAATTCTTCGATAACGAAGGCTCTTTTGAGATCCAAATACGTAACGGAGAAGTATGGATAGTAAGTTCGCCACACAATGACATTCAGTACGTCCATAAAACAATTCCGTGGCTGTATCTCAAGCCCAGAAGTGGCTATCTTCCAGATCACCCGCAATTGTATTTTAACTGCTTGGAACATCACCTCACCGGTAAACATTCCGCATTGTTCGGAGGACTAGTGACGCTTGTACCACGCGCTCTCAACAACCAGCCAGGGAATGCAGTTGCATCCACCCAGATCAGAGGGTTATCTGTGCGCGCCGCCGACGCACCATACTCAAATGGTCTCAACTTTTGGGCCGATCAGCCAGACGTGGACTACGGTCCAATCTCAGACACCACGATAAGCGCATTCGTGAAGTACCACAAGGTTATAGAGAAAATGAAGACGCTGGGGCCACTAGATCTCAGCGAAGCCCTCGAAGCCGCCTCTATGTCCAAGACAAGATTCTTACAAATGAGATATGAAGCAAACTGTACTCAAAGCAAGTTCTTCCTTCGAGAGATACCAGAGCAGGTCGAGCGCCGCTGTGCTAGCCTCGAGATTAAGCACATTGCCCTAAACGCCGCTACTAGCGCCGGTCTGTTCATTTTCTCGTTTACAAGTGGTCCGAAACTAGCCTCATATTCAAGGAACGCAGCTCTCATATTCGCAATTTATGGAGCCGCTAAACTGACAACGAAGCTACTCGCAATCCTATCGCAACAGAAAAGAGCACAGTCCCAATTCCCCCAGCCTTACCAACCCGAGCCATCATACTCAGGAGCCAGTGGTCCGCGCATCGATTATTACAGTATAATCGGGAGATTCGTGCTGAACGCACTTCCAATCCTCTTAAAACGCTATCGCTGGGCCCCCGCCGGAGTACTCACTCACATGATAGGCTCGCTCACAACACTGCGCCCATCACTTATCTCGAAGCTAGGTTCGGTAGTCCTAACATTGTGGCCAGCCATCACAGGGCTCATCTATTTGCTACCAGTTCGATTCAGGCTCATCGCTTCAGTCCTCTTCGCTTCCCTCGCCGCACGAGGGTATGCACACACAGACGCCCTGTCGAAACCATATGTCATTCGCAGGACCGACTCAGCAATACAGCGGACTCTCGCCGACTTAGTAGATCACGTTGGTATCGCTCTACTGCCCGCCAATATAGCTGGCCGTTCGGAACTAACTTCAGTACAATACTGCTATCGTCTATGGTGCCTACTCCGCCACGTCAAGTTCGAGGAGCTCTATTTCATACAAGCCCTCAAACCACAATTGTTCGGATTCATTAGAGAGAAACTACTCAGCCTACAGCAGATAATTCACGACGGTGCCTTACGGTGCATGTCTGGATTTCTTCACGGTAGGGTGCTACTGCTCTTACGTTACACCGGCTCAGCCAATACCGCCTCTATACTGAATAAGAGCATTCTAGCCGCTCTCTCCAAGCTGATAGCCCGCGAGTCCATTTACCTAGAACTCACGGCTAATGCGACGGCAGCTAGTCGCCAAGTGTGCAATGATATACTCAGCAGCACGAGCAAATATACTTCAACCGTGCTAAACAGCCTGTGTACCTATATAAAGGAAAAACTGCGCGACGGTGCCACCAGGTGCATCTCCGCAATTTTTTACGGTAGGGTTCTGTTACTCATTTACTACACCGGCGCGAGCAACACTTCAGCGATTCTAAACCGCAGCATACTCGCAATACTATCCACGCTGATAGCCAGAGACAGCATTCATATTGAAGTTACAGCAAACTCCACTAGCGCCCGTAACACCGCGTACGGCTCACCAAATGTATTGAAAGATTCAATCATGCCCATGCTAACGCAAGCAATTAAGTTTTTGTTCTCCCCTCAAATCACAAAAACTGTCAGTACCATTCTCCGACGGAGATTGGCCGCGAGGGTTGAGTCAGTCTCTAAGCACGCCGGCGCCTCACAGTGCATGGCTAGCCGGAGACCGACAAACTACCCCCAGGCCTCGCCATCATACGAAAATAACGTACTGCACGAGAGCTTGATCAACATCTGTTCACAGGCATGGGAACTGTACACCTCCGCGTCCAAGCTACTTAGAGACTTAAGCCCAAACATGGTTGCAGGTGAATCATATCACATCACCGACTCCACGCAAACTAATGTCTCAAAACAACGATGGGACGAAATGCAGGAACCAAATCATACAGTGACCAAAATCCACTACTACCTGCCATGCGGTCGAGAGGCCACCTTTTCAGAGATGAAAACCGAAACGTATAATCCAGACTTGCACTCTGACCTCAAGTTGAAGCGCTACGGTGCCAAGCTCGAAGTTGACGAGTTGACTAATAAGCCAACAGCCATGGATGTAAACTCAATGAACACATTCTATGCATTTATATCCCGTCATACTGCCACCCGCACAGAACCACTGCACACCGTCGCACCAGACGGTCGGAAGATACCAAGCGGAGTCTACGCTAAGATGCTGCGCTACGGGCAGAATAATACAGTCGAAGAGGTCCTGTGGGCGTTCCACTCAGCCGATGTCAAGTATCTGCATCCAGAGGACTACATCGCCAGCGTTGAACGCAGGAAGCGAGCTCTATATCAGCAGGGCCATATCGAATTCAAGAGGGAGAAGCAATACAATAACAAGTTTACGTTCTTCCAGAAAGCCAAGGAGTGTAACCTCTATGCTGACATCACCAAAGTGAGGCCACGAGGTATAGCAGAATGCGTCAGACCAGCCAAGGTCGCCTCAGGAATACCAGCCAATGTTATCTCGAATTGTTGCAAGAAACTTCCATGGTATTGCGTCGGGAAAACCTGCGGAGACTTAGCAAGTGCATTCACAGAAGCCGCCCTAGATTACACGAACCTGCGTTACGTCAGTCTAGATGGCAGCAGCTTTGATTCCTCGCAACATCATATGACCATAACAGCCATAGATAACATGATCAAACGTGAACTGTACCCAGAGGTTTTATTCCGCAGCGGCTACGACTCCGCCGAAGTACTCAGCATCATGCGCGCTCAATTGCAGGTGAACACCAAGCTCGAGATTTTTTACTCCAAGAAGTCCCCACGCCGGAAAATGCTCGAGTGCTACCTAAACGGAACGGTGAAATCCGGTGACTCAGGGACATCATTGTTTAATACCATACGCTCTCGTATATACTACGCTTTTATATGCCATGAGCTCGGAATTAACAAGCACCACATGTTCATTCAAGGTGATGATGTACTTATATTCATGGAAGCCGCAGATGCAGCAACATTTCAAGCCGGAATTGGGACCTACTGTGCCGCGACCGACGTCGGTATGCACGGGATCGGACAGATCGTCAAGGAGTGCATAGTTTCAGACACCTCATTCACTTTCCTGTCGAAGAACGGTCTGCGCC